GAGCAACCTGACTCTATTCAGAAATGGATATATTCAAATGCTGATGATGCCGATTTAGCTTCTCGTGCTTTAGATTTATTTAAAAAGGATTTAAATATTGAACCTGTTAAAACTAAGTCATCTTCTAAAAAGACTAAAGAATCTGCTGCAGATATGGTTTCTACTAAAACAACAAGTGTAGAACCAAAGCAACAGAAAGTATGGTCTGAAAGGGAGATTGCTGCCATGAGCATGGATGAGTTTGATAAATACGAAAAGGAAATATCAGATGCTATGCAAGAAGGCAGAATCATAAAGTAAACTATATAACATAAAGGAGAATGTATCATGGCTCAATTTTTTGAACCTTCAACCGATACTGATGCTAACTTTGCTAACTCCGTAAGTGGACAAACTAATAGTTTCTTTCTACCTAAGATTTACTCTAAAAAGGTTTTAAACTTCTTTAGAAAATCCTCAGTAGTAGAAGCTATCACCAACACAGATTATGCTGGTGAAATATCTGCTTTCGGAGACTCAGTAAGGATTATCAAAGAACCAGTTATCTCTGTCTCTGATTATACAAGAGGTAGTGATACTACTGCAACTAAACTAACTGACCAAGAACTTACATTGGTTGTCGATAGTGCTAAAGCTTTCAAATTCATCGTAGATGATATTGAAACAAATATGTCACATGTAAACTTTAAAGAAGTAGCTTCAAGTTCTGCAGCTTACGCTTTAAGAGATTCATATGATGCTGCTGTTATCGCAACTATGTTCTCAGGAGTTTCTAGTTCATCACCTGACCATGTGTTAGGTACTGACAATGCTACCGACTTAGCTGCCGGTACATTTGATGGAACTGGTAACCTTGACATAGGTTTTGGTACTAACGAGCATGACCCAATTGATGTTTTAGCTAGAATGGCAAGACTATTAGATGAACAAAGTGTTCCTGAAGAAGGTAGATGGTTCGTTGCTGGTCCTGACTTCTACGAAGTATTAGGTCAAGCTTCTTCTAAATTGCTATCTGTAGACTTCAACGCAGGTCAAGGTTCAATTAGAAATGGTTTAGTATCTAGTGGAAAACTAAGAGGATTTGATATGTACAAATCTAACAACATTGCCTCAACATCTAATGCTGCTGGTAAATGTATGGGTGGTCATATCAGTTCTACTGCAACTGCTAACACAATCCTTTCAACAGAAGTCCTAAGAGACCCAAGTTCTTTTGGCGACATCGTGAGAGGTCTTCATGTCTATGGAGCAAAAGTTCTTAGACCTGAAGCATTAGTAAGTGCTTTCTACGGTATTGATTAATAGTAATCATTTGGGGGAGTCTTAGGACTCCTCCTTTTTTAAAAGGATAAATATGGATAAATACGAACAACAAGAAACAGGTAATCCAAAGCCTAGTGGAAATATTTCTTATTACAAATCTTTAAAAGAAAAAGAAGAAATGTGTAAAGATATGGCTGGTTATAACGAAAGTTTAAGACCGGGTTACTATAACGAAAAAAATAAAGTGGAGAAATAAAAATGGCAAAATTAAAAAAAGCTGTAAAAGCTATAGGAGTTATAGCAAATCCTAAAGCTGCTGTTGCAGATGCTGTAATTAAAAATGTAATGGGTCCGAAAGGTCAAGCTAGAAGAGCAAAAAGAAGAGCTAAAAGAGCTGCAAGAAAAGCTAGTGCTATGGGTGGAAGAATGACATATGACCATGGTGGCGAAGTAATGCCTAAAGCTAAACCTAATTAAAAATGAAGGTTAAAGCACCTAAAGGCTATCATTGGATGAAGCAAAAAAATGGTAGCTTTAAATTAATGAAACATAAAGGAAAGTTTGTGCCACACAAAGGTGCAAGTTTAATGGCAAACTTTGCAATACAAAAGGTACATAAAAAATAATGGCTACAACATATTTAGATTTAACTAACGAAGTTCTTAGAGAACTAAACGAAATACCCTTAACATCAGCAAACTTTGCAAGTGCAGTAGGTTTGCAAAAATTTGTTAAGGATGCAGTTAATAAATCTATATTTGATATAGCTAATCAAGAACCACAATTACCATTTTTTAGTGCTGGAGTAAGTGGAGGTACAGACCCTTTTTATGGAAATGTAACTGTTGCTAGTGTAGCAGGACAAAGATGGTATACATTAAAAGCTGATAGTTCTAGTATAACTACAGATTATGGTTCAATAGACTGGGATGATTTTTACCTTACTACAATTAATGTAAGTGGAGAATCAGAACCTTATGTTTCAAAAGGTTTAAAATTTTTGACATTAGCTGATTGGAAAAGATATCGTAGAGATAGTGAAAATTCAGATGATGCCAAAGGTTCAAATGCTGCTCATGGCGAACCTATATATGTAATTAAATCTCCTGATAATAGAAAATTTGGATTAAGTCCAATACCTGATAAAGTTTATAATGTACATTTTTATGCATTTACAAGACCAACAGCTTTAGATGCTCATGGAGATACAATGGCTTTACCAGAACAATATAGTAATATTGTAACTGCAAGAACTAGATACTATGTATGGCAGTTTAAAGAAAGTCCACAACAAGCAATGATGGCATTGGATGATTACAAAAAAGGAATGAAATATATGAAATCTAATCTTATGAATCCAGCTCCTAAATATATGACAGATGATAGGACATACTTTTAATGGCTAGAAGTCAACCATTTACAGTAGCATGTGAAGGAGGATTAGTATCTGCATCTAATCAAATTGATTTATTGCGTAGACCCGGAGTAGCTACTGAATTAGAAAATTTTGAAGTTTCTATAGAAGGTGGATATAGAAGAATTAATGGATTTACAAAATTTGGTGGAAGTAGTGCTGTACAACCAACAGGAGGTTCTACTACAATATTAGGAGTATTTCCGTATGCAGATGGAGTAATTGTTACTGCTGGTACAAATATTTATTTTAGTAATACAGGAACAAGTTGGGTACAAATAAATAGAAGTTCTGTTTCAAGTAGTGGAGACAACTATTCAACTTTTACAGGTAGAAGTACATTAACTAGAACTTCACAAGGACAATGTCAATTTGCATTGTTTGAAGGTGCTACGCACAATTATGGTCAAGTTATTATATCTGATGGTGTAAATAAACCTTATTTATTTAGAATGGAAGGTACGGGTGCTATTACTGATAGAACATTTTTTGCAGAAGAAATAACTGTAACAGGAACAAAAGGTGTTAAATATGTTACAGTACATGACAAACATTTAATAGCTGCAGGTGTTGAAGATAATTTAAGTACAATATTTTATAGTGCTACATTAGACCCTACAAGTTTTAGTGGTACTGGTTCAGGTTCTATAGTATTAGAAGACCAAATCGAAGGAATTAAAGGATTTCGTAATGAATTATTTATATTTTGTACTAATAGTATATTTAAACTAATAAACATAAATGATTCAAGTAATGTAGCTATAGTTCCAGTTACAAAAAATGTTGGTTGTTTAAGTGGTTATAGTATTCAAGAAATTGGTGGTGATTTATTATTTTTAGCACCAGATGGAATAAGAACAGTTGCTGGTACTGCAAGAATTGGAGATATTGAGTTAGGTACAGTTAGTAAAGCCATACAACCAGAGTTAAATGTACTAGCACAAAGTATTGATGATTTTAGAATTACAAGTATAGTAATTAGAGAAAAATCACAATATAGATTATTTTATACTAATCTTAGTGCAGCAGCATCAGCTCAAAAAGGAATAATAGGAACATTAAGACAAAATGGATTTGAATGGTCTGAAACAAAAGGATTAGAAATTACAGAAATAGGTTCTGGTTTTGATTCAAATGGTATAGAAAAATATTATCATGGTAATAATACAGGTTATGTATATGTACATGATTCAGGAAATGACTTTGATGGTACTGCAATTTTAGCAAGATATGCTACTCCAAATTATGATTATGGAGATTTAGGAACTTTAAAAACTTTACATTATGTAAGAGTTTCTGCTTCAGCTGAAGGAGTAGTAGAACCAGATATACAAGTTAGGTTTGATTTTGGTAGCACGGATGTACCTCAACCACCAGATTTATTTGATTTAGGAACAATAAATCCACCCTCAGAATTTAATAGTGCTGTATTTGGCACAAATGTATTTGGAGGAACTGCTTCTCCAATGATAAGAGTTCCATTACAAGGAAGTGGAACAAGCAACAATTTTACTGTGATTTCAAATGATACGAAATCACCATATAAAATAAATGGTTTATATGTAGATTATATACCTTCAGGTAGGAGATAAAAACAATGGCAGGTTATATTAGACAAAGTACTTTTTCAGATGGCGATACTATTACTGCTGCTTTATTTAACAATGAATACAATCAGTTACTTAATGCATTTCATAATAGCACAGGACATAAACACGATGGTACGACAGCAGAAGGACCAGTAATAGGAGTTATTGGTGATGCAGGAGAAACTTCTCCAAACAACAAAGTTTTAATAGATACATCAAATAATTACATTGAGTTTTATGTAGAAGTATCAAGTAGTTCAGTACAACAATTATATATAGCAGATGGAGCTATTGTTCCTGTTACTGATAATGATATTGATTTAGGCACTAGCTCACTTGAATTTAAAGATTTATATATAGATGGTACAGCTTATGTAGATGCTATAAATTTTAATGGTACAGCAATTACATCAACTGCTGCTGAACTAAACATATTAGATGGAGTGACATCCACAGCAGCCGAGCTTAATATTCTTGATGGAGTAACTGCGACTACAGCAGAATTGAATATTATGGATGGGGTTACTGCAACTACAGCAGAGCTAAACATTATGGATGGCGTAACTGCAACTACTGCTGAATTAAATATAATGGATGGTGTAACAAGTACAGCAGCCGAATTAAATATATTAGATGGTA